ACAGTGGTTATACAGTGGTTTTAAGTTATTGATTTTCCTAGAAATTTTATTTAGAGGCTTAAATCGCTGTAAGTCTTTGATTTAAAAAAGGAATCCCCGTTTATCTGAAAAAACGTGGTTAATCTGTAAGCCGTTGATTTTATTAGATATCTTCTAACCCATTGATTTAACTCATAATTAAGTGTAAAGAATCTTGACACGCTTTCGTAAGTCGTTGATTCTTAGTGTCAATAATTTGACTAAAGTTAATTTTTAGTTTATTTAATTTTAACCGTCGCTAAGTTATTGATTAATAGGGGGTGGTGGTTAGTTTTGCGGTTAGTTGACACGCAGTTTATTTTTGTGGTAGGGCGTTTAAATCGTTGATTTATGTTGCTGGTGCTGGTATACAGGCGGCTAACTCCATGGAATGTAGGAGCTTTTCTTAAAATGGCTGGAAACATCCCCACACGGCGTGTACCAGACGATCAGCCGGATAGCCGGGTTCGGTACGCCCTATTAGTTGCCGGTATCCTGGCGCCTATACTGGCCGGTATCGTGTCTTTTTTTGTGAACGATCTGTATGGCCGAATCCACGATCTAGAGATCCAGAATCGCATAATCGAGAAAGATCTATCTAAGATTAATGAATCGGTACGCTGGCTGAAAGGGCGTGATTAGTGCATTTTACGTTGACTCGGTTTATGCGAACGGATACCGAAACGTTGGGTGTACTGACTTGTTTAGACAAACATTGGTACACGCTAGAGCGTACCTGGGTAGATAACCAGCGTAATGTTTCGTGTATACCTTCGGGCCATTATGAAATGGAGCTAGTTAAAACCAGTAGGCCGTTCGGCGGTTTTAAATTTTCCTATTTGTTGAAGGCGGTCAAAGGTCGATCAGGAATACTTATTCATGTTGGCAACACCTATCACGACTCAAGCGGCTGCATATTGTTAGGTAAGCGTGTTGGCGTATTAGGGGGCCACTATGCTGTATTGCAGTCTAAAGTTGCGGTTAGAGAGTTTATGGATTTCATTGATGACAGCCACAGTAGGCTAATAGCTATCAGCGTATACGATACTGTAGTGGCTGACGATATGAGGTTGGTTAGTTAGCTATGGGTGTGGTATCTGACATAGTAGCCGGTGCTAGCCAATTGTCGATTATTAATGGCGTTGTTGGTTTGGTTACCGGGTTGGTTGGCAGTGCGATGAACCTGACTGTTGAGTATTTCAAAGTTAAAGAGAACAACAGGCATAAAGAAGCTATAGCACATATCGATCTACAGACCATGCAGAATGAAATTATACGATCTACCGAAGTGCTTAACATGCAGTCTGAAGCGTTGGCTGAAAGCAATAATTTTAAAATGTACGTCGAATCCGTTAAACATGATTTAACTAGGACGCAAATAGACAGCGGTTACGGCGTGTTTATCGCTGTTATTGTGGATGCTGTGAAGCAACTAGTCAGACCGTTGTTAACTGTTGTCACTTTGTATTACGTGATCGTGTTTGCTAATCAATTGCTGGGTATGTTGCATAGCGTAACCCAAGAGCAAATACTAGTTGTGTTTAATCGGTGTATAGATGCCCTTATCTTTTTATCAACTGCTAGTTTTAGTTGGTGGTTTGGTGTCAGGATGGTTAGTAAAAAATGAGTGGATTAAAAATATTAGAATCATCATTTGACAAGATCGATGAGCAATTAATCATCGATGAACTGTTGAATATTGATAGCGTATTAGCCACCAGAATGTTTTTGATTGATAAGCAGGAGCTTGCCATACTTAAGTTACGTACCACTATTCTGTTTGGTCTGTTGCGTAAAAAGTTACCCGATTTAACTCGCGCAAGTGTGGACATAAAAGAATCGGGTGCATCTGGCGAACTGCTAGAGGGCGATTATCGGACTATCGAATTGGAAGCCACAAAAATATTGAAACGTGTAGGTGCTAGCTATGCAACTGCTAAATCCTAACGTTCTGGCCGCTTCACGTTTAGATCCACAATATTTTTGTGAACATGTTTTACGTAGTCCTAACGATCCATGGCAGAATGATATATTTAACGCCGTGGCAGATATATCTAGGATCAGGTATGGCATACCTACAGTTATCAACCATAAAGGTAAGAATCAGATCACTATACGTGCGGGACATGGTCCAGGTAAAACGCACTTCTCTGCTAAGCTGATGCATTGGTTTAACTTTGTTCATGCTGGAAGGATAGTAGTTACCGCACCTAAACAGGAACAGCTTAAAACTAGAACGTGGCCGGAGTTCAGGAAGATATTAAGAGGTTCGGTTGATGAATACAAAAACTTAATACACGTCGATATGCTCAAGATCGTTTGGTACGACGATGTGGATATATGCGCACTCGCTGAAACCGGACAGCAACCAGAGAACCTAGCAGGGCACCATGAGGATAACATTCTGGTTATAGTGGATGAGGCCAGCGGCGTTAACGAAGAAATATTCCCCGTTGTTGATGGTATGCTATCGACCGGCACCAATGTTGTTTCTGTTTATATATCTAACCCCACTAAAATATATGGAGCGTTTGCGGATAGCCATCGTAAGCCGGGGGTGCGTGACGATTACTTTCAATATCATGTAACGCTTGATAAAGCCCCACGGGTTAGCCGTGAATGGGTTAATAAGCAGATTCGCAAGTATGGTGAGAATTCGCAGATCGTTAAAGTGCGCTGCTTTGGTGAGTTTGCGGCTAACGCACCTGATCAGTTGATACCGTTCGAGTATATGGTTAAACAAAAGAATAAACCGTTGTTGTTCGATGGTTCGACGGTAACCCTAGAAGTTATAGTTGACGTGTCTGATGGTGGAAAGAACGATTCTGTGCTTGCAGCGTGTATTAAACAAGATAGCGGCGCACACTTCGCTGAATTTAAAAACGAATTCTTTTTCGATCCTGAGTGCGTAGTTATTGATACCGCAAAAGAGGCCATTAAGTTTGGTAATAGGTGGGCTGAAAAGTTAGGTATCGACCCGCATGATGTTACCTACGTTGTAGACTCAGTAGGTGTTGGTGCTGGTTGCGCGGGGTTTATACATCAAGAAGGTTATACGGTGTTTAGATACAAAGGCGGTGTGTCTAGCGTTCGACCGCGCGAATACAGCAATATGCGTACTCAGTGTTACTGTGCTGTTAGAGATGGCTTACGTGACGGCTGGCTTACGTTTTCAGAAACGCAAATATGGGACGATATAGAAGGCCAGTTAGCAACGATTAAAAGAGTTGTTGCCAACGAGAAGATGGAAGAAATAGAAACTAAAAAGAACATGCTTGCTAGAGGTGTTGAGTCACCAGATATAGGCGATGTCATAGCTATGGGTATGTACGATACGCTAACCAGTATAGATACGTTCGGCGACTCTGCAACAGTAGCGGGAGTTGTCGATAGCGTAGATACTTCGTTTAACGTGGTTGAGGCGGTTTGGTAATGAAGAATAATGAAACAGCTTACGCCGATTATTATGGGGATTATTTCTCACAATATAATCCAGATGATTTAATCGGGCGCAAGGGCTATAAGATTTATAAGCGTATGATGCTTGATGAACAAGTAAAAGCGGTTGTACGTTTTAAGCGTGATACTATATCTGGTCGCGATTGGTTCGTTAAGTTTGATGCAGAGGATAAAGAGCAGTTAGGTGATGAAGAGGCTAATAGTCGTGAGAAGATCCTAACTAAACTGTTGGAGGCGAAAACCGGAACGTTCAGAGACGGGCTTAATGATAGCCTAACCGCTATGCAGACAGGGTTCAGCCTATTAGAAAAAAGTTATAAACAAGTTGAAGTGGACGGTCGAGTATATTGGGGTTTAAAGTCTCTTAATAGAAAACCTTTTGATACGTTCATATTTAAACGTGATGAATACGGGCAGTTAGTTGAATTACAGCAGGTCGTTAATGGTAAAACGCAAACGTTGAACTATGATGATTTTATACATTTTGTAGTTAACCCGGATATCGATCCGTTTTATGGTCAGTCGGAATTGCGCGAAGCGTATAGATCGTATTTTAGTAAAGATGTAATCATTCGATTGCAAAACATTTTTCTAGAGCGCCATGCTACGGGTAAATGGTCTATACAGCCGCAAACTACAGACATTAAAAAAGGCTCCACAGATTACAACCAGATAGTTAATCTGTTGAATAACATCCAAGCTAAGACTGGTGTTTTATTACCTAAAGATTGGAAGCTTGAAGAATTAACAAAAGGGTCACATAATCCGGCGTTCGGGGAAGCCATAGCTCAAAATGATAAAAGTATCGCTAAAGCCATTCTAGTGCCTAACCTTTTAGGGTTGAGTGAACAGGGTAGTGTTGGATCGTATTCTCAAAGCCAAACGCAGTTTGAAGTTTTTATGCTCACAATAACAAACGACAGTGAGCGGTTATTGGATATCTATAACCAGTCGCTTATAAGGCCGTTGATCGATATAAACTTCGGCGACGGCATATACCCTAAACTATGTTTTGAAGCGGTACATACAGAACAAGAGACTGCATTACTAGATAAGTTCATAGAGTTAACTAGTAAAGGTGTTATTAAACCGACTGAAGATGATGAAACGTTTTTACGAAATAAGTTTGGTTTGCCAAGCCGGAAAAAAGATGATGACGACGATGGTGACGGTGGTGCAACTAAACGCGATCCGACTTCGGCGTTAAACGGAATTCAGATAACAGCATTAACTAGTGTGGTTGAAAAAGTTAAAACAGGAACACTAGATCCAGAAGCAGCTAAACATATTATTTTAATTTCATTCCCTATTAGCGAGGATCAAGTTGATGCGCTTATTGAATCTATTGACGTTGATGTTAGCGGAGGTGACGACGTTAGCGGTGATGATAACGGGGATCGTAACGATGATGACCCAGGGGTTAGAGATCCTAACGATACTGAAAACACTGGTCCTAACAATGGTGATGCTGGTGGTGGTGGCACTGGCGATCCCGCCGAAGAGGATCGAGCGCGAGTAGCACGGAACGGATCGCTTATAACTACTGCGCAGTTTAGTAAAGCATTGACGCGCGTAGATTTTAAAGTTATAGAGCATGATGCGGATAGGCTGGTGTTAGAGGGTACTGATGCTTTAAGCACCGCATCGGTTAACTTTGTTAAAGCCATAACTAACATGCTAGAGACTAAACAGATCAACGCTGATACGCCTATTGAAGAAGTTAACGCTATCAATACACCTAAAGGCGCGGTTAAGATGTTTAAAGATGCGGCTAACGATTTCTTAACGGGAGCGGTATCGGTAGGTACAAAGCAGGCCCATAAAGAACTGGAACGCGCCAAAGTTAAACACACTTTTGCAGCCACAACGGGGTTAACTACCGAAGCGTTGTCTGAGTTACTAGAAAACAATAAAACAGATATAGCTAATAGGGTAACTGCTAGGCTAACCGCACAAGCCAAGGAAGAGATAGTTAATGGTATTAAGTACCAGCGAACCAATGACCAGATAGTTAAGAGCATTCTAAAACGTTATGCTAGAGAGGGCTTGATAACTGTAGATGATGCCGAGGACATACTAGGTGAACCATTAGATTTAGATGATTTACCCGCGCTATCTGCCAAAGCCACAAACAATTTACGCAGTGTAGTAAATACGTCTATTTTCGATGTGATGAACGAAGCCCGGTATTCCATATTTACAGATAGTGATCTAGACGACTTTGTTCAGGGGTTAGAATACTCTGCAATAATAGACTCTAGGACAACACCTATTTGTAGGCATTTGGACGGTAAACAGTATGCTAAGAATTCTGAACATTGGACTACACAAGGTTTGAGACCGCCTAATCATTTTAACTGTAGGTCGCTGTTGGTAGCTGTAACAACGTTCGATACATTTACCGAAAGTGAAGCACCAGATCCAACAGTAGCTACACCAGCAGCGGGGTTTAACTAATATGCCGAACATAAACAAAGTTGAGATATTTGATGTAGGTACGTGGAACGGTTTAGATTTCACGTTAGAGGACTTATATGAGCTTGTTAGAAACCATAAAAGGTTAAAAAATGTCTTGCGTGTGCCATTAAAGATCGGGCACAACGATGAACAGAAGCTAACTGATGGGCAACCGGCGATTGGGTGGGTTGACGATATTTATATGGAGGGCACTAAACTTATAGGCGTGTTCAAAGACATGCCCGAGATTGTGGCTAACGCCGTTAAGAAGAAGCTTTTTAATAGTGTATCTTCTGAGATTGCGTTAGACGCTGAGTACGAAGGTCAAAAAATAGGGGGTGTATTAACAGCGGTGGCGCTGCTTGGTGCAGATCTACCAGCGGTTAACACACTGGCCGATTTGAACGCATATCTAAGTAGAGATACTAAGTCGATTAGATTTAGTAATGTACATAGTTTTAAATATGGAGATGAACCAATGCCTGAAAAAGTTGAAGATTTGCAGAAGCAAATTGATGAACTGAAAACAGTTAATGCTAAGTTATTAGCTGAGCAGAAAGAGCGAGAGTTACTAGCAGAAGCGGAGAAAAAAGTTAAGTTTGCCGAAGCCGTTAGAGTTAAACGCGCCGAGGTTACCGACTTCTTAACTGATGCTGTTAAGAATGAAGTTATCACGCCAGCACAACAGACTAGCTATTTAGCACTGTTTAAAGTGGCTGATGATAACGAAGTCGTTAAGATCGATATTAAAGACATCGAGTCCGTTATAGGTACGACGCGACAAGACTTTAAGACTACAGATAAAGCGAAAGATAAAAGCGGCGATGCTGGCGAAATCAGTGCAGAGCGTTTTGTATTCGCAGAAGCGCAAAAGCTTAAAGTGGCAAACAATATTAGTTTCTCTGATGCGTTAGAGCTAGTTGCGTTATCGCACCCAGTTAAGCATAAAGAGTATTTGAATCAGTTTATGAATAATGAAGGGAGTGCTAACTAATGGCTGAATATTTATCTCTACCTATTACGGCTGGCGCGGATCTATCTGAAGCACAATATAAAGCTGTAACCATTGCTGGTACTGTAGCCGCAACAACTTTAACTACTGGTGGCATCCTACAACATAAACCAGAAAGCGGTGAGAATGCGGCTGTTATTGTTATAGGCCGTACTCCCGCCGTCGCTGGTGGCGCTGTTACTCGGGGTAACCAATTGACAGTTACCACGTCCGGGTATCTAGTAGTTGCGTCAAGCGGTGATAATGTTTGT